TCTATACATCGTTCAAATAGTTGAGGTAGTGAATATGTTGACATTTTTTAATTAAAAAGGGAATCTTATTTCAAAAAAATCAATTGATTTTTTTTGGATTTATTTTACTTCGATTGAAAAAAATGGAGGTGATGGGATTTATTACTCAAGTTAAATTAATAAATAATTCCCAAAATCATAAAAAAATTATTATTGATAATAATACAGAAAATGAGTATATATTAGAAGGATTTTTCCCTCTTAGAGAGGGAGATATAATACACGGGTTTGTTGATAAGGAAAGTTTACAATTTATTAGACCTCCATTAATCCAAATTTCAACGAATAAATCATCCATATTAACTATGATGTCTTCATTCAGGATTAAGGGAGTTCAACCAAAGACATGGGAGAATATATATAATAGAATTAATAATTTATCGAATGATAATCCAGTAGAAGTAGTAAATACATTAAGTAAATGGGCTCATCAATATTCTCAATACCAAAATTTAGATATGGCCATCCCCGCATCTCTTAAACCAATTTTATCGGATAAGCAATGGAAAATTTTTTTAGACAGATTTAATTCGCAATATGCCATGCGAAGTTTATACCTATTGGGATTATCCAAACAGGATATAATGAAATCAAAAAATGATTATGTTGGATTATACAATAGATGTTTAAAGAATCCTTGGAGTTCTCCTTGTATTCCATTGGATAAATGTGAATTAATCGATCAACGATTAAATAGAAATACCACAGAAGAGCAGAGAATTTGTGGGAAAATTCTTAGAAGCATTTATCAGAGGACTTGGGAGGGAATGAATACCTATCAAGTTTATTCCGACTACAAGAAAATGTTTCCAGAAATAATCAAGTTTAAAGATATCCTAATTAGGGACTATCAAATAGAGATTGAAGATAATGAAAGACTATATTATGCACCTATATACTATATGGAAGTATATGTGGCAGATTTTATTACTAATTTAATTTTAGAGAATAGCCCTCCATTAATTGAACCTGTTTATGAATTGGAAACATTGACCGAGGAACAAAAGGAAGCAATTAATATTGCATTAAATACTAATTTCTCATTTTATACGGGCGGACCAGGCGTTGGAAAATCCACCATTATAAAGGAAATTGTTCGAAATAATGATTTAATCGGTGTCCATTATGTATTGTGTTCTTTCACTGGGAAAGCTGTAGCTCGAATGAAAGAGATTACTGGAAAACCTGCTTATACAATGGATATGTTAATGGCTAAAGATATAATGGATGAAGTGGATCATATTATTATTGATGAAATTAGTATGACTTCCTTAGAATTACTTTATAGATTTTTTAATCGATTAAGTAAGAGAAAAGATAATCTCCCAAAAATTACATTGGTTGGAGACCAAAATCAATTATCCCCGATTGGATTTGGTTACCCTTTCCGAGAGATAATGAAATTGAATGAAATACCTAGAGTTTTTCTTACCAAAAATTATCGATTAGATACAGACGATCCAGAAGAGCATGGGGTCATGCTCGCTTGTCAATCTATAATGGATGCTCCACCTTGCCGATTGAAATCCTGCGAGGGATTTTCAATCGCTTATGGGGATGAAAAAACAGTGATAGATATTTTCAAACACTTTAAAGAGAATGGATTCAATCAAAATGATATAGTATGTATTACCCCATATAATAAATGTGTTAATTCAATTAATCCAATTGTATCGGAATTATTCCATCCAGAGTCGGAAAAGACGGATCCAAAAGAAACCCTTAAAGGGGTTTGTTGGAGAGTAGGAGATAAAATTATTGTAAATACAAATATATACAGTATAGGAATTTACAATGGAGAGGAAGGGGAAATTATTCGTATAGATGAATTAAATGTGTACATCTCTTTCCTTAAAGGAAAAAAAAGAGCTGGATTTAGATATAAAAAAATTAACGAATATGGAGAAGAAGTAGAAGATGAGGATGAGATACAGGATAAAAATTTTGATGGAGAAGAACAAGAATTAACTACGACCATGATTAGTCATGGGTATGCATTCTCAATTCATCGATCGCAAGGATCTCAATTTCCTTATGTCATTTGTTACTACCCCATGATTCAAGGGAAGGGAAATTTCATATGTAAGGAATTGATCTTCACGCAATTTTCTAGATGCGAATCAGGGGCTTACTTAGTCATACCAAAAGGGGGACTTAGAGGCCTTGAAATAGCAGCAGGGAAATCTACTAAAGATGCAAGATTGGATTTCTTAGCTGAAAGGATTAAAAAAAACATGATTTAAACTAGAACTAATCATTATTTAAAAAATTAAATAATGCATAAATTTTATTTTATTAAGACGAACCATACCATTGATTGGTTGGAGCAATTACTTTATATTCAAGGGTATGGAAGCTCACAAAATATACTCAAAGTGATTAGGGATAATAGGGGACGTGAAACGGATCGAACTATTGGATTTTTGGATGAGAATGTGTATACTGTTTTAATCCAACAAAATAGACCCGATCTAAAGATTGAACCATTTATTGTCCCAAAGAATTTCTACCCAGATGAATTGACATATACCTATAATTTTTGTATTCCTTTCCCGGAAGAAGCTATCATTTCATCTAAACAATCTATTCCTATTAATACTACAACTCAAAGAGATCAATTTTATATTAATCAAATTGAATTAAAACTTGCTCCCTTTAAGACTCAACAAATTATTTCTACGGATTCCTACAAGATTCATATCCCTGTTATTAGTAGAGAAAAGAATAAGACAAAGAATATCGCTTTCCTAATCTTTCATCCCAGTGTTTCCAAAGAAACTTTATCCATTATTAGATATATTTTGGATGGATCATCATGGAATGATAGAGTTACTCCCTTCAGATGTTATTGGGCTAGACTTTCATCCAAACAAGCAAATCGTTTAAATTTAAATAAAAAATAATTTAAAATAAGACTATGGTTCAAATAGATTCAGATGATTCTAGATTAGAAGAAATAAAAAAAAATTTTATTTTTACTGAAGAAGCAGAAATAGAAGCTGAAATTGATTCCAATACTAATAAATTGAATGGATTAATAACAATTACTGAGGGTGTATCAGAAATTGACGGACAAATGAATGAGGGGGTATTAGTAGGAAATTGGAATTATTTTACTAATAGACAATTATCTTCTGTAACTATGTTCAATGAAAATGGGAAAAAAGTTCAATATAATGAGATAATGGATGATTTTAATGAAAAAATTTTTTATTATAATCCTGATACAGGAAAAAAATTATCTAATTATACAAAATTACAACGTTTTTCAGATGGATCTATAAGTTATATAGACTATAATAATAAAGACCAAAAATTATCGTATAAGCAATATGATACAAATGAAAGAATTATCTCAGAGGGACAATACGAAAATGATATCCCTATTGGAAGATGGACATTTATTGCACCTAATGGGGAAATTAAAGAAACTACTTATCCTCCACTAAAAATAATTATGCCTTATCAACCTCCTACAGAATTAAACCCTGATATATTTAATTTATCGGATAAAGATGAAAATGAGGAAGAATCACTTATTCCCTCCGATTTAGAGGATGAAGAGGAAGTAATGGTAGGATACGATTCAAATTAATATAAAATAATAGTTATATTAATTAACGAGTTTGATTAGGGCGAGCAACATTTCTAGGCATTGAAGGACGATTGACTAGATTGAATTGTTGTCCTGCATGAGCGAGAGCGGGATTGGGGGATGGATTTCCCCCTCCGGAACAATTTTGGCACATTTTTAAATAAATAAAAAACATATATATCAATGCTCATTACCAGAAAGAATAAGAAGAAATAATTTCCAAGATAATAATGGTTGTCCTAGATGTATTTATTATGGAGAGGAAGTTATTTGTGAATGGTTGAGGGAGAATAATATTTTGTATAAGAGGGAATATTCATTCCCCAATACCAAATTAAGATATGATATTATTTTACTGGAAAAGAATATCATTATAGAAGTGGATGGAAATCAACACTTTAAAGGGAATAAAAAATGGGGTTCATCAAATGATATTAGAGCTAGGGATATCCAAAAAATGACTATAGCATTAACGAATGGGTATAATATCATTAGAATAAAACAAAATGATATAATAGATAAATCCAAATTTGAATGGAGAATTATTCTAGAAGAAACATTGGATCTATTAATGGATAAAAAAAATACTTTAGCATTTATTGCAGAAGATATTCATTCATATGATAAATTTTATAAAAGTTCATAAATGGATCGTTCAAGGGCTTGTTGATTTGCTCCCTTCAATTGTTTAACTAAAACTTTATTTTTTATGAAAAGAAATGTGGGGAGAGAAGTTATCCCAAATTGGGAAACTATAGTTTCCATTGATTCATCATCAATATTTACTTTGATAAAAGTAATACTTGGAAATCTTTCAGATAAACTTTCAAATAAAGGAGAAATCCCCTTACATGGACCGCACCATGGTGCCCAAAAATCTACAATAAGAAGAGGGCTTTGATTATAGATCGAATAAAATTCTTCTGGGGATTGAACTGATTGAACCATTTTAAAATTGAATTTATAAAAAATTATTTATTCAGTTAGATAACATTACAATCTTTCCAATTTTACGAAAAATGTCTTTTTCTATTGCTACTCAACAATTTCAAAAGGAAATTTTCAAGGATCCATTCCTTTTCATGGATAAAAAGATCCTTCCTTTTCCTTCGCAAAAGGAAACTGTTCCTGTTGAATGTTTCAATCAAACGATCGTTCGTTTGTTGGAACAATTCGAGCAGGGCAAGATGTATCATTTCAACATTCCTTTCACGCATGAATTTGTCAAGCTCAAAACCCATCAAACCCGTGATGGATTGATGGTGACATTTTCCATTTGGAACATCAACTCGGTTTAAATAAAAAAACTTTTTTTATTTAAAGAATGACTAATAAAGATTATTATAAGATTTTAAATGTATCTAAAGATTCTTCTCAAGAAGAGATAAAAAAATCCTATAGAAAATTATCATTAGAAACACATCCTGATAAAGGAGGAAATGAAGACCATTTTAAAGAAATATCAGAAGCATACCAAATCTTATCAGATCCAGAAAAGAGAAAGAATTATGATATGTTTGGTTCAGAGAATGCTAATAGAGGATTTAATGGTCCAGAAGGGTTCAATCCAATGGACATTCTTAATAATATATTTGGAGGAGGAATGAATAATCCATTCCAAAGACAACAGCAGCAACAACAGCAAAAACCGACTAAAATTATTAGATTATCTGCACCTTTATCTATCTTCATTAAAGGTGGAACAATGCATATAGAATTTATACGCAAAATAAAATGCGAACCATGCAATGGAACAGGTAATAAAAATAAACAATCTTCTATTTGCGAAACATGTAAAGGAAATAAATTAGTATTTGGCACGAAACAAGTGGGTCCGGGGATAATGATTCAAACACAAGTTCCCTGTCAATCATGTAATGGATTAGGTAAAAAATTATCTATAGATAATATTTGTTCCAATTGTAATGGAACTAGTACTGTAGATAATAATGTAAAGAAAGAATTAATTATTAATCCAACCCTTCCAGCCATGTTTCCTAAAGAACAAAAAATTATTGAATTACCCAATGAAGGAGACTATATTCCCGAAATAAATACTGTAGGAGATTGTGTCGTTGTATTGGATATAGATGAATCTTCATTAACTAATACAAAAATATCAATCCCTGAAGGGGATATTCATATAGAATTTAATCTAACATTAGATCAAGTATTAATTGGATTTAAAAAAATCCCATTCACTTTACCAAGTGGTGAAATTATTTATCTCCATTCAGAAAAAGTATTGGATCCTAATACCCCATTCCAAATTACGAATGAAGGATTGAAATTAGATACTAATCCTCGTGGATCCGTTTATATTCATTGGAAAGTTATTTATCCAAAGAAATTCAGTAATAATCAAATTTATAAACTTAAAAAGTTCTTTATGATTGCAGATGATTCTTCCGATGAAGAAGAAGATAATGAAATAGATAGTTCAGTTTCACAAGTGAAAAGAAGAACAATCAATATTAATTAAATTATTTATTTATTTATATAAATAAATTTTATAGAAAGAGAAGATCTGTCATATAAGCTACGATATCATTTTTCTTCCAACCAGCTCTACAAGGAATTCCATTCATTCGAAGGAAACGTTTCATTTCATCCACAGTCCATTGATCTAAATGGATAGTAAAGTCGATAAAATTATTTCTCATATAAGGCATGATTCTATATTCTATATTTTTCTTACTACGAATCTTTTCCTCATTAAGATATACCACTAAATCATTCACTACCGTAAAATTTTCTTTCGGTGGAGAAGGAGTTGGAGCAGTAATCAAACCTAAATTTTTAATAGGAGTATATTCCGTATTGGTTTGTTTGCAAAATTCTTGAAGAAGTTTATGCATGAATACAGGTCGAATAAATGTTTGACCCATTTTTTGGCGGGTATTAGGACTGACATTTGATATTTTGAACCATGATTTTATTTCCTCATATTCATAGATAAATCCATCCTCTGCAATAACAGGATCTTTCATCACATTGAAAGAAATGGGGCAAGATAGATCTTCTTCTTGAACTAGAACAAAAGCCATTGTATTATAATAGTTATTTTTTGTTTATCAAAAAAATTGAAAATTCAATTCTATTTTTATTTAAAAAAATAGATAGATAGATGATTTTTGTTCCATCACACACACTATTACTAATGGATCAAAATTTACGTTTGACAAAAAAAGCGTATGAAAAAATGGATACATTATTGACTCAATTATTGAAGCTCATTTTAGATAAACCGGACTCGATCCATGATATATTTAGATTCAGCCCTTGTTATTTGGATGAGGAACCATCCACTTTATCGTATGTTAATCCATTGCTTGTTTCTATGAATTTAACCAATTCTTTGATAGATAAAGCGATGAATAATATTACATATGATTTATTAAATTCTCTTCCGATGAATCGTATTGTCAAAAAAAAGGACATTATTCAAACCATCCAACAAAATGAGAATTTATATCATGTTTTCTATTTTACTATCTTATAAATTAATTATTTATTTATATAAATAATTATTGAGTTATTATTTCTTCTTTTATTATTGTATTAGTGGTAATAGGTTGAGGGATATACCACATTCTCATACCCATTTGTTTATTTGATTGTTCCATGATAGTGAATATATCTTCTGGGGTAAATTTAGTAATGGCTAAATGAGATTTATTTAATGGATATAATTCCAACATACTTCGGTAATAGCCTGTTCTATTTTTTTGCACTTGTAAAAATTCATCAAATGAGATGATACGGTCCTCAAATAAGACATCTTTTTCATTCCCATTTTTTGTAACTAAATTAATCGCATACATACGATCTTGCAAGGCAACACTTTTAAGTAATTCCGCTACAGCAGAACGACCTTGTGAATACATGGTCCCACCGATATTTTTTGCTCCTTCATAATTCGCACTAATACATTGGATATCTGATATATCACACATTTCTGTGCTAGGATTTTGGATATTATAAGGAGACATATACGTTAAATGAAATGAATTATCGCCCAATGCAACTTGTATAGATTCTTTCATGGGGGTTAAAGGTGAAGTAAAACTATCTCCTCCATCAATATGTAATTCATCGTCTATAGGGATGGGTGGGAATACAGCGGGGACTGCAGCACTAGCAAAACATACTTTTGATAATTTATCTACATCCCCATTGATATAAGTGAATGGTTGATAATTTAATAATTCTCTATTATAAACAGACGTATCTTGAATTAAGGATTCCTGTCTAGATAGATTAGAAAAAAGATGTGTTGTCCCACGAGTTTTATTAAATGTTCCACTCCATAATTCAGTTGCTTTAATATTTTTTCCTTCAAAAATAGTTTTAAAAAAATCAAAAAATTTAGGATTTGCATCATATAAACTTCCAGAAAAATATCCCTTGACAACACTAGGAAGATATTCCAAATAATCTGGCCACCAAGATTTGATGAAAACTTTGCTATACAAATACTGTATAACATCATTCATTGATTTATTCTCCCAATTTCCCGCCAACCCAAGATAGGCAGCAACATTTCCCCCGGAAGAAGCTAATACTAAATTAGGTCGTGATCCAGCTTGATTCATCCATTGAATCATAGCTATTTGATGTGGGAAATATCCTCCTGATACGGGTAAAACATATATCTGCATTTTATTATAAAATATAATAAAAAAAGTATATTTTTTACTAGTAAAATCAACCAAAAAAATAATCAAAAATTTCACCCTTTGTGAAATTCAGAAAGAAATTTTTACCCCTATTAGTAAAATGCGATGTGTATATACCCTCAGTGGACCAAAAATTGAATCATTCTTCTACGCAAAAAAGATTTTATACGCAAAAAAAAACAAATCACTAGTAAACTATTACAATTTATTTATAAAATTTATAAATAAAATTACATTCATTCATATTCGACGTAATTTTTGATGGCATTTTCCATAGCATCATTTCTATTCGCTCCTTGACCGATAGATAATCGTTCTTGAGTTCCATCCGGCAATACACCGATTAATGTAGAAATTTGACCTTTATAAGTTGTTTGAGCGGAACTAGTATCGAAGATTATATCTACATACCCTGAATTTTTCGCCATTTCTAATGCTTTCAAATAATAGGGTTTAATATTAGGTCGTTGGAAGACTAACATTTGGGCTGTTTTTTCAACCCATTCTTCAGTCATTCCAAGTGAGGTAAGATACTTGAATGCTTCATCAAATGCAGCTTGTTCAGATTCTTTTTTATCTATATCGGATGCTTTACCCAAAATTTTCTTGGGAATAGTAATACCCAATTTTGATACACCTCGAATGACTTCCTCTGGAAGGGAAATAATTGTTTGTGTCATAATAGGATTGGAAGGATCAGGTTGTTGGGTAGAAATAACTACACTTTCTTTTGGTGTACCAAACCCGATTCGATTGAAATATTGTCGTACACCAGTAATACTTGGGACTATAGGAAGATATTTTTGGTCTTCCGGGAATAATGCTTTATTATTCGTTTCATCACTATACGTATACACAACAAAATTGTAACAATTTTTATAGGAAGAACCATCTAATATATTATCCGAAATAATGGAAAGAGCACCCATAAATGATTCATAGATATCCTCCTTGGTATGCTTAGTAATTCTTACTGCTCTTACATAATCTGTTAGATGGTATTTCCTTGAAAGTTTAGCCATTACACCTGTTTTTTTAACAAGTTTACTCTTTAATTCATTGAGTTGTCCCTTCTTAATACTGGGGTATAATTTCAATAGGAATTTTGTCATACAATATTCCAAAACTCTATCCCCAATTAATTCTAATAATTCATAATTATTTTCTGGATCCAATGTTTCGGATGTAAATGCATTCTCCCAAATTTCCATAGCTTCATCCGTCAAAAATTTATCCACTGATTTGGGATTGATAAAATTGGGAAGAAATTCTTTGAGGAAATTTTTCAATGATTGAACCCATTTCTTTTTTGATTTTTCATCCCAATTGATATATTCCAAATAGTAAATATTTGATCTATCAATTGACTGTTTTTCCCAATTGAATCCCTCAAATTGAGAAGTATCTATATCTATATTTGATCGAATAACTATCATAGATGCTTTCTTCAATCTAAGAAGCATTTGTTCTTTATCATGCTCTTGTAATAGATCAATAACAACGATACTTTTTGGAAGGATATACCCTAAAAGGGTATAATCTAATCGTTCATTGATATTCACGGCATCTTCTAATCCCCATGCTTCAATATTATTTTCCAATACAGAAGCATTTTTTCCTTTCGCAAACGTATAAACACCTTCAAATCGATCCGACTGCATTAGTGCGTAAATAAACGTACCTAGCCCTGGAGCGATTTGGACAATAAAATTTACTTCATTCGAAGCTTTCTTAATAATTTCATTCGCTAATTTAGTCGAATCTTTTATATTCATTGATTGTTCTAGTAAGGAAGGGGTATAATTCACTCCTTCCTTCGGTTTTTTTATCATAGGTAAATAGGAACTAATCATTTAGTATTGATTGAGAGTTATTTTGTAATCATAAAAAAATTAAATTTTCAATTGTTTATAATTTTTTTGTGAAAAAAACAAAAACAAAATTATTTTTAAATCTAATAATAAAAATCCACATTAAACATGGAAGATACCATGAAGCATTATCGCCGTAACGCTGGTCTATATTCTCTTGTTTTTACTCTAAGCACTGTATCAGTATTCGTTGGTATTGGTGCTGCAGCAAAGGTAAGCTATGAATCAAACATCTCAGATACCGTAAGATATTATACCAATATTGGTCTTATTCTTAACGCTATTGGATGGTTATTCATTGTCCTAGCCCTAATTATGTTCACCATCCCACGCAAGGGTGGTCGTCGCCAGACTACTGGTGGTGCTTTCTGGCTCTTTGTAGCTATGGCACTCACTATTGCAGGCAGCGCACTCTTCCTTACAGCTGCTGTTGATCTTAACGACCAGAGCATTATTTACCAACTCCAGCTCTCAGCCGGTATTATCGGTATCATTGCTGGTGCTTCACTCCTCCTCCATGGTTGGTACGCATGGAGAGTTGCCCGCCACGCAATGGCTGGTCTTATCCGTATGTCACCCCGCAAGAGCTCCACTCGCCGTCGATCCACTCGCCGCCGATCCACTCGCAGATATTAAATAATTAAAATATTTATATAATATTTTAATCCTTAATTAAAAAAATGTCTCAAAAAAGACGATTATCACCTTATAGTTCTCGTTTACCTCTTCAAGAAGAAATGGAAGAATTTATGGAAGAAGAAAAACCTTCTTTTAAATCAGTTAAAAAACCATTACTGATTCAAGATTTATTATCTATGACAGTATTACAAGGTGTATTTTACGCCGTAGCATTTGTATTGAATACTATGTCAGTATTTTACGCTTTAACTATTCTAGTTAAAGGTGTGAACATATCAAATTTCTATAATAGTATAAATTATATGTATACAATTGCTTCATTAATTATTAACTTTATTGCTTGGATATTAATTGTCGCCTTCATGATTCGATTCTCAATTAGATCAGCATATAATATGAACCCAAACGAAACTGTTGTAAGTATTGTTTTTTTATGGATTGCATTTGCTTTATCTGCAGCAGGAAGTTCATTATTAATTGTTGTAGGAGATAATGTTACAAGAAATATGGATTTATCTATTTACGGATTAAACGGAGGTATAGTAGGATTGATTGCAACCATTATTTTATTCCTTCAAGCTATTTTTGCGGTCGTTATTTTCAAACAATAATAAATTAAAAAAAATAATTTTTATATCTATTTTATATAAAAATACCCAAAATGGCTCCTCGTGGTGGCGAACTTATTTTCGAGAATGTTTACAACTTTGTCATGTATTTCGTCATTCTTTTCGTTAATACTATTACAGTAGCATTAGCTATTATCGCTCTTCAAAAGGCGTTAGTCGCTAATATCAATGCTGAACAATCATTCATTTATATTGCTATTGGTCTAGCATTCAACCTTGCTGCATGGGTTATCATCCTCGGCGCTCTTGGTCGATTTGTTATGCCCGCTCGTGGTAGCATCATCGGCCTTGTTCTCCGTCCTCTACAACGATGGGGTGGTGCATTCGGCCTATGGCTCGCATTCGCCCTTGCTGCAGCAGGAAGCTCACTCCTAACAGTTGCGGCTGTCCAACTACAAAATCCAGTAGCTAACAATGATGTATACCAATACTCACTCCTTTCAGGAGCCATAGGTATTGTTACTTCATTCTTCCTTCTTTTCCACGCTGTCTATGCTAGCCGTCTATCTACTAGCAAGAAGTATGAATATTAAATTTTTTTAACCATGTAAAATTGATTTTTTTATTAAAAAAAATCAATAAATATAATATACAACTTTTTAGAAGGGAAAAATGTCTTCGATTCTCAATCACACTGCGACTGAACTCCTTACGAACGTTCTCATTCCTCTAGTTTTCAATCCATTGATTGTTTGGTTGAAGGAGGTAAAGAATGTAGACGTTTCGATGGATGAGATTAAGGAATTCCTTGATCTCCCCGCTCCGATTGGTAATACTGCTACTCCAGCCATTAAGAGTAATTCTAGTGCTGGAGTTAGTATCCGTTCCCTCCCTAAAGTTTCTGTTCAGAAAGAACATGAAATTTGCGAAGGATTTAATTATAAGGGTACTACCCGCCAGACCAAGTGTGAAATTCCTTGCATGCAAGGAACGAAGTTTTGCCGCAAGCATCAAGCGCAAGCGAATGATGATGCAAGTGCTAATGCTACTACTGGTGGTGGATCTTCCACGGAAAAGAAGAAGCGTTCTTCTGGTTCAAAGAAAGCGAAAGCTGATGAACCAATCGAAGAACCCAAGAAATTTGACATCAAGTCATTGAAGGTGGTTGATAAGGAAAAGCATATCTATAAAGA